TTTCTTTCGTAGTTTCTTTTTTCTTTTGCTCGCAAAAAAAGAAAAAAGAAAGTACAAAGATAAATATAAATTAACCCCTCGCTTCAACCCCACCCGAATTTCTAACTCACTACGTTCGTAAAGAAATTCTACCCTCCCCGCCTTCCGCTACGCTTCCCGGGGAGGGGCTATTAAATACAAAGATATGTATTTTTAAATCATTGCCTTTTAAGTCGCAATGATTTAACCCTTGACTCTCCAATAATATTCTACTAAATAACTTATTGCATCAAAAGGGTGCTCCAAAAATTTTGCCTCCCTATTCGATTTAATTTGTGTATGAGTCGGCACATCTACAATGCTCGTTCCTTCTTTAAAAGCTAAATTATAAATATTATACAGAATCCATTTACAGCGTCGTGAATCGACAAACAAATGCCTTTCCCCTTTAGAATTTTTTACTCTAGCATTAAATGCTGAAATTCTATTTAATATTGGTGGATTATAATCACGTAAACGAAATTTAACATCCTCATATCCGTGTTCTAATAACGCATTTTTTATAATTGCATAATTTGTATACTCGCTTTGGGTACTCCTATTATCACCAGAAGCATCGCCATTTATTATTATTTCAGATTTATGTTCAGGATATCTACGTAAAAATTCATCAATACATTGTTGTGTTGTAGTTTTTTCAATAACAATTTCATCGAAAAAATAAACATCATCAGCATCTTTATGAGCTAATGCCCAGCACATTGGATCGACGTTAAAATCGCACGTTAAATGCAATGGCAAATTGGGATTATATCGTAATTTGAGTTTATTTTCCTCGCTAAATCCTTTCACAACGAGCCCTGAAGAATAATCACCAAATTCACCTAATACATTAATTTTATAATATTCTTCATCAAAACTCTCTTTCATCGACTGAATAAAATGTGATGGTAAATAGATATTATTTGTTGTTGGTGCAATTATCAACCTATAATTTTCTTTTGAATGCTCTACAAATCGCTTCCAAATCCATCCTTTATCAGGTTGCGGATTTGTATGACCAAATAATCTATATCTAAAATCCACCCAATTTTTTCCTCGATAAGTATTTCTCAACCTACCCAAGAGCTGCTTAAAAGATGAGTCATTAATTTGCGAAGCTTCTTCTATTTCTGCCCAATGTAAATTTAAAGACTTAAACTTCTCAGGATCTTCTAACGCTGAAAAAAGAATTTCCGAACCATTTGAAAAATGGATTATTTTATCAACTTTATTGTATATATAATCCTTATCTTCAACAAACCCCATTGCATCCAGATGCTCTAAATAGCTCACCAACGTCGTTTTACGCACGAGTTCATATTCTTTTGCCCCAACAAGGCCACGACAACCCGGATATTTTTTAGCCAAAAGAATCCCCAAAAGAGAACCACACCAAGTTTTTCCACTACCATAACCACCTTGATAAATAGCCACATCTAAAGAATTTGAATGAGGGATTTCTATAAACTCTTTTTGCTTATCTAATAATTTATACTTAACCATTATTCTACCTCCACCCACAAAATCTTTGATAAAAATCCACTGAATTTTTCATTAAAAACCGTTTAAAACAAAAAACTTCACTTGACTCTAACAAGACATTAAAAACTTCTGTAGAAAAATGCCTATCATAATCTATAAAGTGATGATTTTCACATAATACATCGTGAACTAAAGCAGCTATCAAAAACTTATTATCTGTATTAGGGCCAATTACACGCCAAAAAAAACGGGGCACTGTGGCCCCGTCAAAACAATAATATTTTGGAATTTCAAATACATATTCTTTGTCTTTTTTACAATCTTTTAATAAAACTTTTAACAATTTTTTATTTATAAATGGATACCTTTTTATCGATTTCTTGAGCTCTTTTGAGGTAGTTGGCAAAATATAACGAATCCCAATTCGAGGGATGTCATCAAAATAAACTTCTACTTGCTTATTTGAACACCACTTAAGCATCAATTTCACCACCTTTAGTCGCGAATTTTTTGTTTTTAAACAAATAATCTAACTGCTCTTTTGTATATCCTAATGATGTACCTATCATGTCAACAAGAGGGTTTCCTCTATAATACTCATTAGCATATTCAAACTCAATTAAAGCTTCAGCATCAGTAATTCCAGCTTTAACCTGTTCAGGCGTAATCCCACAATCCTTATACAAAGCTAAGAACACTTCTCTTTTTGTTAATTTTAATTGAGATAAACTGTTCGCCTCTTGTTCAGCAATTTCTTCTTCTGTATAACCTAAAGCTTGTAATCCTGCTTCGGTTTCTTCTATTTTATATCCTTTATTATGATTAAATTCAACTATAAACTCCATCCTTTCCTCATTTGAATAAGGCTTATTTAATACTGATTTTATCTCCATTTCTCGTAACCTCTCTTTAATATACACAAATAAAAACACGGCAGATGATTTCTCACCTGCCGTTATTCATCTAGACTAATCATTAATACCCACAAGCATACCAGTCAATGTATTGGCAATAGGCGTCACCAGCGTACTTACTATTATGTACCATCTGGAATTGATCTTTCATTTTTGTATTAAAAGCTCCCAAGTTAGATATTGCGCCACTACCACCTTCTAAGAATGCTGTTACAACAATTGTATAATTTATATTCGAAAAAGATTTTAACAAATTAACTGTCCTAACCCAGCTCCACGTAGCAGAACCATTATTAACAATTCCACCTTGTTCCTTCCAGCCATCTGACCAAACTCGATACCAAGATGCATCCTTTACATAAGTCTCAACAACATGAGGTGTATTTTTATCTATTACTTGAAAGACTTGTTTTTTTCTCAAATTAGAAATTACACCATTTGAGATTTCAATACAAGCTATTGAAGCACAAGGAGTTGCTATAGATTCTGAAGAAAAAATATTAGCTTGTTCATCGAAATTTATAGGGTAAGTAGTTAAACCTAATAAATTTTTATCGCTTGTTAGCACAACATAGTAGTTCACAGCGTTAGTAGTTTTATCTAATGTAGTGATTAAAATATTATCAGTTATCACTTCAATATTATTAAGAGTACCGTCTTCATTTCTTCCATTAGGTATTAAACATTTGACATTTTTATCAGCCCAAAAGGTAGAACCAATATAGCCAAATCCGTTAAATATTTGATAGAAATCACCTGAATTACCAATACCTACAGGTAAAGAATAACCAGTTGTCCAAGTTGCACCAGCATCACCAGTTCTTTTTACTACGTTATTTGTCGTATCATACCAGACGGCATAAGCGCCATCTTGAAATATCGTTGGAGCATTTTCTCCTGAATAACAAAAAGACTTTAAAATCTGATCATTAATAATACTTCCACTGCCGATAAAATACATAATATCTTCTAGTGCGTTCCTCTGATAAGTTAAGTCCTCATCAAGTATAATTTCATCGAATTTTCTAGTAATACCATCAGCTTCATACCCATTAGGTACAATGGCCACTGAACCCGCTTTTACTATTATTTCTTGACCTTGCAAATTATATTTAATTCTTTGAGATGTCGATAAGACACAGTTAGATATCTGCTTTTGTGTGATTGCTGTTGATGAATTTAATATTGAATCAATATCATTCCAGTATAATTTTTCACCATCACTTTCAAGAATTTTATTAGTTGAAGTATCCTCTACTGGCAACGATTCAAGTAAAGCTCGTGAAGTCTGAGCCACTGGGAAAAAATCTAAATCATTATTTAAATCACTTATATTTACAGGAAGTTCTTCTTTTAATGCATAGTCATCTTTATCTTGTTTTTCATCAATTTCACTTCGCAAAGTGTTTTCTAATAGTATCAAATGTTCCATCTTAACATTTGTACTCTGTTTTGCAGCTTCCTCTGCTCTTAATGCTGCATTTTCTGAACGAGTGGCAGCTTCAGCTGCTTTTTCTGCATAAAGTGCAGCTTTATTATCAGATACTGTGACTATATTTTCAGAGCCGTCAGCTTTTAAATAATAAGTGCCAATTTCCAAATTATTTAAACTAATATTTTTATTATATTGAGTCATTTTCTATACCTTTAACCTTTCTTGGATAAACAATTACTCTATTTACATCACCATAAATCGAGTTCGCAACAAAAAGAGTATTTTCTAAATTAGTTTCATCCTCACAAATCTTTAAACCATAATAATAAACCTCAAAAGGTTTATTTTTGGGAACAGTTAACAAATCTGTAAAACTAGGAGTTAGTACAAAAGTTGCCCAACCACTTGCATTACCTACAGCCTGAAGCTCTTGTCCAATAATATTTCTGGCTTTATCTTGAAAAGCTAAATATATAGTATATTTTTTTTGAGTATTTAATCCTGAAAGAACAAGCTCACCACTATCACCTTGATATATATACATTGTGCCGTCATTGTCTATAACTAAACTCATAATATTTCCTTTCTTTATTTTTAATTCAATGAAATAGCTAATGCTGGTAAAAAACGACAGTAGCTTAATTCATAAGTTGAATCAATAACGTCATTTTTTCTAATAGGTAAAACAGCCAAAGAAGAACTTAAGATAGAAGAATCTATGTTTCTATCATTAATCTTAAGATAGCCATGAGTTGAATCTTTTACACTAATTAGAAGATATCCATTTTGCATTGACTCATATGAAGACAAGTTACTTATGTTATATATTGCATTCCAGTTCGGAGCCATTATAACTTTATCTAAAGCTGCTTGCATATCAATTTTTAGTAAATCCAATTTATTAGTATAGTCAGAAACTGCATCATTTATTTCCCCAACTAAATCATTTAATCTTGAGTTTAAGGTTGCGAAATTTGATGTTATAGAAGCAATTTTTGATTCTAATTCACCAAATACATCGTCTAATTTTTCATCTAAAAAAGAAAAGTTCTGATTCATAACCTCAGAACTCGCCAAACTTCCATATTCTATATTAATTAAAGACATTTATTACCTCCTTCAATTATGACGTCATAAATTTTATCGATTTTAGCCTGCATAACACTCAACTGAGCTTTCAAATCATTATATTGCTCTTTTGTGGAATATGTATGTGCCACATCTGTTAAAATTTCTCTATGCTTAACCTCTAAAGCTTGTGGCGTAACAAACAAATTATATTGGAAAATAAGAGCAATGCAGACAATACCAAACGGTAAGTATCTAAATATATTTTTTTCCATCTTTAACTCCTTATAACGAGTTTGACTTTAAAGCCATTTGCATAGCTAACTGTAATAACTGAGCTGTGTCAATTCCAGACACAGAAGAATTTTGTGCAGTTGACGCATTGCCCTGACTAGTAGCTAAAGATTGGTTTTGATTATCAGATATAACACCATAACCGTTTAAGTATTGAAGCATTAAATTTGTTAATACATCGGCTGTATTTTTTTGTGATTCAGCCAATAATTCATTAGCATATCCCGCTATTTGGGAAGCATTTGTTTTAGCCAAATTATTATACAAATCGGTTGCCTGAGAAGAACGAACCATATTGCGATTAGAAAGCGGATTAATAATATTATTTTCCATCGCTTTTGCAGATTCTGAATTTAATGCATTAATATAAGAATTCATTTTCGCTTGATTCGTAGTCGAATTTAATGTTGGATTTAAATACTCATCCAACAGGCTATCAATATTTTTATTTACAAAATCATTCACTTTTCCAAAAGCTGTATCCGGATTAAAAACCGTTACTGTGCCATTATTATTTGTTTGGCTTGTTACATAAGGATTTGTAGTAGTTGTATTGCCATAAACTGTTTTTGTCGATGTTTTACTAGATTTTTTTCCCATAATTACTCCTTCCATAATCTATATTTTCATTTTTATTTTTCCAAATTCAATATTATGTATACAAAAATTTTGATCAGGTTCTGTACAATAAAAATTTATTTTCAATGTTTTGAAGAACGATGTCGGCAAACGCTTAATAACTTGTATCTTTTCAAAAGGAAAATAATTTACATCCCAATTTTTAATATCAAATCTCAAAACATTTTTTAAACTTTTTGAAACAATTTTCCTTCTCTTAGTAGTTAAAGTATCATAATCTTTAACATATTCGACATAAAAATTATTACTATAATTAGTATCAACAATAATCTTTGGTGGATAAGCTAAAATTTTTATACTATTTTCCACACCCAAATTTAGTGATGCGCACTTGTAATATGATTCAATAAACTCTCCATCAAATTCATAAGAGTTATATTCTTCAAAAATTTTATCTCCTGCAGAATATAATTTACCTGATATAATAGCGAAAGTATTTATTTTCTGGGACTTTCTTTTAATCCAAGTTTTTCGAATGTAATCATAAATCATAATGGTTGAATACTTTTCATCATTAGTTGGTAATAAAAACCAGACTTCATTTTTATCAGCAGTAACTACTGATAAAGACTTGATATTATCCAACTTTGTAGTATCAATAGAAAATAATTCATCCTGAATATCAAGCGCAATATTTTCACCTAAAGTCTTATCCCCATTAATAACTTGTAAAAAAGAAAAAACGCCCTTCTTAGTATCATCATAAAAATATAATTGAGTTCCGTGAAATACTAAAGAATTATATCCTGCACATCCTCCAGGAGAATCATATGTTTTATAAAAACTTTGATCATCTTCGTCTTTTGCAATCATACAAGAAGAATTTGAATGAAATACAGCTAAAGCTCCCAAATATGGATAAATTGCCGTAATATTTTTTACAAATTCAATATATCCAGCAGAAGTCTTTAACTCGGCGTCAGAAGTCGAAAAATCATAAATGTTTTCTTGAACCGAATACCACAAAACTTGATTATTAAAAATCCAAAGCCTACCTGAATAAACCACAAGTCCTAAGCCATTGATTTTACGCCCTTCAGTATCAAGCAACTCCATTTTTTTGATTTCTTCTAATTCTCCTGAGTCATTAATATTACCTATTTCAATAGTGTAAATTTCTACTGAATTTGAAAATACCCATAGATCTGACCAACCCTGAGTAACATCTGTAGCTGATGATTTTCCTGTCATTGTTAAGTTATCAATTTTTAATTCAAACTCTCCACTTTCAGGCTTAAATAAATAAACTTTTCCTATTTTTTCATTTTCAGCATGCACAAAAAAATATGTTTTGTTCTTTTGTATACTTTCAAAAATATTAACTACAACTTCATTTTCCGGGAGCAAATTACTAATTGAAATATTACCTTTTGCAGTCCTTATCCCAACCCCAGAATTAGATTCTGTAGAAAATAATTCGACATTTTGAATATCAGTTGCTGTAATAATTGAGCTGTCAAAAACTGATGAACTGCGATTTATTCCGGAAAAATTATTACAAATTAATGTCGTTTTTTGCATAATTATCCCTTTCAATTTTTAATTTTTATTACCTTTTTCGCATTTTTTTAAATCAAACTTTACAAAACTTAACAAAATAACACAAAAAAGGCAATTTTTAATTCGTTATATACTTTATATATATGTAAGAGATAATTTAACGGAGCTATAAGAGATGCTATTCACTACTGAAACTATTAATAAACAAGATTTAGATAATATTAAA